GAAAGATACAGTTTATGCAGATCAGATTAAATATCTTAAAACTAAAAATCCAGATGGTTTTTCTGTACTCAAACAAGAGTATGAAAATCGTATGGAACAATTAAACAGCCAAAACTAGTTGGCAATATAAGGAGCAACAACAATGGCAGACACAAATAAAGTGTATGTAAACTTAGTACCGAATCCTCAATGGACAGAGGGTTCAAATCTACCTGTAATGGTAGGACCTAAAAATGAGAACGCACCGACTGGTAAGAACTGGACTATCGGTGTAAAAATGCCTGACGGAACTTGGTATAATCAAGCAGCTTTCACTTCAAAGGATGAGGTTGGTGGATTAACAGTAATCCTTACACCATCTGGAGGTGCTGCAAAACCTGCAGGAAATGCCTTTGCAAGCAAACCTTCATATGCTAAACCAGATACAGGGTTTAAAAATCAATTTTAATAATTGAATTAAATCTCATTCTTCTGGTGGGTTTTTGCGATAGCCACTTTCCCTTTCACTTAGGCTATTAGCTTTTTGTTTCCCACCAGAAGAGTAAAAAACAAAGGAATATTATGTTGAGTAGAGAACAAATTTCAGTATTAAAATACTTAGTCAGTTTAGCAATAGAAACTAGAACGGATGTACCTAGTGATGATACATCTTTTATAACTTTAAGCACCTTAGAGGCAAAATTAACCCAGATGGAGATATCAGATGACCAAGCCAATAAATCTAGAAGAGCAGATCAAAAATAAATTACGAAGCGAAAAAGACAAAGAGTATGGTGACTATGAAGTTAATTTTAATTTACTATCTATGCTTTGGTCGGTTGTTTTAAAAGATCATCTTCATAAAGATATTAAACCACATCAGGTGGCACAATGTATGGTCATGTTAAAGATGTTACGCACTACAGAAAAATATAAATCAGATAGTTATTTAGATGCTAGTGTCTATTTAGATATGGCAAAAGAACTACATAAAAAGTTATAGACAAAAGGGTTAAAATATGATTAAAAAAAGGAATATCGGTAGTTGTTTGTTTGAATACATAGAAGAATACGACACCGAAGAGAATGCTGCAAAAGGAGAACAAGGTTCTTTTGTAGAAGTAAAAATTGGCAAACTCAAATTGGAGAGAGCCTTAATTACAAAGGAGAAATCAGATGGAACTGAAAATCCGTTTGCAAAAGCTGAAAGACTTACAGCAAAAGAAACATGATAAGTTTCTAGAACTAAGGTCTAAAGCGAACAAGTATCATCAACAATCAATTCAGTTGATGAACAAAGTTGTGCAGACAGAAGATCAATTATTGTCAATCAGATAGTAATTGGTACATAAAAAAAAACAACAATAAGTTGTAAAACAACTGAAGGGAAACTATGCTCAACACTAAACAAAACAAAGAACTAGATCAAATATTAAACTTTACTCCATACGGACATTTAACAGAACGAGAAAAAATTATTTATTCTGTAGCTGCAAGGAATGGATATAACCTTGGCTTAAAACATAAGAAACAATTAGACAGAGTGGAAGCTCTTTCTTTTAATAAAGAAGTAGTAAAAGTAAAGTACATAAATAAAAACTTTTCTAGCAAAATTACCAACGAAACTAAAAAGATTGCAGAAGATATTATTAATAAAACTTTAGATATGTATAATGTTTCTTTGGAAGATTTTATATCTATTAAAAGAATACATCCTATTGTTCAAGCAAGATCAGTTTCTATTAATTTAATTAAAGAGATATTAAATATATCATTAAATTCTATCTCTATGTTTATTGGTAAAAGAGATCATAGTACCATGATCCATCACATACGAATGAAACATAACAAGGAACATCTTTGGCAAGAAGGTAAAAGAATCTGGGAAGATTACGATAAGATTAAATACTCTTTGTAATTATTTTGATTTTTTACTTTTAGACTTCATCATTTTTTTCTTCAAAGCTGAAGGCAAAGTTTTTTGTTTAGATGTTAATTTACTTTTTCCTTTTGATTTACCATACATAATGTGTTCTCCTTTTTTCTAATTGATTGTTGTTAAGGTATATATCAAAACAGGTTTTATGGCAAAACAATTTATGCTCTGCATTGATAATCCAACCACCATTGGTAGTTCTATGTTCTTGATTGCAAATAAGACAATGACCTACAAGAAATTCTTTTACTTTTTTTACCACGCTTTGCAAGACCAATATCTTGCACTAAGTTTATTGGTAGCAGTAGCACAACGATGTCTAGCTCTAAAACTTTTTCTTCTTGCAGGAATGTTTTTTTTAATACTCATCTTAGGATCTCCAAAGCGAACTAACTTAACTTTGCTGCCTGACTTTGCTAGGACTGCAGACTTCTTAGATTTGCCTGGGGTTTTCTTTGGCTTGTTGTAACCAGAAAATTTTTCACCTCTGTAAGTAATCATAAACCTATTTGTCTAAATGGATTTTCAATTTGCTTTACTTTAACATAAAATATTTTAGCAAACAATTTATAAATTATTATTTTCATTATTTATCTCCATATGTTTTAACATTGGGGTTTTCTTTTTTATACTCTTTTTTTAAATCTTCCCACAATGAACCAGTGGGTCTAGTTTTCTCTCCAACACCAATGCCTTTGCAGTATTGCATTAACTCAGAAAAATTTTTATTAGATTCTAGAGCTGAATTTTTATTAACCGAACCACACTTTTTGTATAGCTCTAATTGTTGTTTAAGCTTGGCATTTTGCTTTGAGGTTTTGCAATCAGTGCCTAAATATTTTCTAAAAGTTAATCTTAATTCTTCTGAGTTTCTATTGTTATCATTAAAGGCGCTATCGTTCTGATTATAATCGTCTTGTCTGCCTGTAATAGTAAGGTCTACTTCTCCACACCTAGAAGCACCATCATTAAGATAATCGTTTCTAGCTTCTGCTTTGAAAGAAAATAAAAATAAACTAACGATTAAGATCCTTAATATCATAATCATGCTCCCTAACTTTATCTGCTAAAACTTCATATAAGTTTTCTGCCATTTCCCATGTAGCTTCAGCCTTACCAAGTCTAGTTTTTAAATCATTAATTTGATCTTGAGCAACACCCAAATCTCTTTCCATATTAACAATGTGTTGTTCAGAAGCATTAATAGTGTCGGTTAGATTGACTACATACTTAACTCCTGTAAATGTTCCGACCAGAACAGAGGCAATGACTGGTACTAATATAAAATTCTTTTTAAATAGTTCTGCTATATTCATTTGTTTTTATTTATAATTTTCTTTATTGATTTACTTCCATCATTATTAACTTCAACTGTTGCTTTTACTTCTCCACAGGAGTAACGAATATTATTACCGCTATTTCTTTCTGCCACTCTTTTCTTCATTAGACATTCATGGATAGTATTTTGATGTTTAAATTCTTTTAATTCTCCAGCCATAGACATAAATAAAGCAATGACTGTTTCAATCATTAGTGTTTCCCATTGGAGAATTTAATATCTCTAGTAGAGTCTTTTAATCTTTCCACATCTTTTTTAAGTTTGGTTATATCCTTTTCAAATGTTTTTAACATTACTCCTGTATGAATATTTTGGTCTAATAGATTTTGATGTTTTTCTAATTGTTTAGACATATATTCTATGAGCATAAATTGTTCTTGGTCTATAGGTTTTTGAACACTAGCCTCTAGTAAATCTTTTTCAAATAATTGATTTTTAGTTTCTAATTTGTTTAGTCGTTCAATAACTCCAAAAGCAAACCAAGCACCTGTTACCATCGCAATTAATAAACCAATTAAATTTCTTAATGGTAATCCTATATTTGTGTTGTCACTTATCTTCATATGTTTTTACTCTTAATTTGAATATGTTTTAGGACTCTACCTTTTTGAGAGCCTTCTTTAATTTTGTAACCTGTAGTACCATTGCCATTAATATTTACTTCTTTTCTAGCTTTGTTTAAAAGTTTATTGCTATATTCTTTTTTGCCTTGTTCGTAGTTCTTGGCAATTAAATCTTTTAGTCGTTCTCTCATTTAAACATATCTGAGTTAGGAGATTGGGATGATACACTTCTTTTAAATTCTTCCATACTTTTGCAAGTACATCGCTTAGTAGATTTAAACACAAATAGCTCACGCCATAGTTTGTTTTCCATTCTGCTGAAAAAGGTAAGTAATTTTCTTAAAATAAAGTTGCGTATTATACTATACCAAGACTCTTTCTTGCAACTACAAAATTTTCTCATAAGGGTTTCCCCTGACCACGAGCAAATTTTTTTTTTTATGAGCTTTGGAGTGTCTACC